GTCTCGAAAAAGATAACGCGACTCCGACAAAGATAATCCGACATGCCCGGAGCTGCGCTAGGGAAGAAAAAATTCGACGTGGATAATTATATTTACAAGTATTACCAACAAATAAAGGACGGGACCGTTACCGTCGGACGCTGGATCCGGCTGCTTTACGACTTTCTCATTCATGGGATCGAGGATAAAACGTTTTTCTTCGATCAGAAAAAAGCCGACGCGGCTATTACCTGGATTGAAAATAATTGTTTTCACACGTCCGGACCGCTCGCGCCGGGTCCGTTTTTAATGGAGGTTTGGCAGAAAGCGATCGTCTCGGCGCTTTTTGGCCTGGTCGACGAAAACGGCCTTCGATACTTTCGGGAATGTCTGCTCGTCGTCGGACGAAAAAACGGAAAATCGATTTTCGCCGCGAGCCTGGCGCGTATGCTATGGCGGACCGGGGAATTCGGAACGGAGATATATACTATCGCGCCGAAGCTCGATCAAGCCGGCATTATCTATAATTCGATATGGGTCATGACGACGCTCGATCCGGAGTATCAACGAAAAAAAGAGCTCGCGTCCGAAAAGGACGTCCATAAAAAGAAAATCTATAACGACGACGATCTCGAACGTCACCGCATGACGGACCTTTATATTCCGGCGACGAATTCGACGGTCAAGAAAATCCCGTTCTCGGCGAAGCGCAGCGACGGCTACTCGCCTTCCCTGGCGCTATGCGATGAAATAAGCGCATGGGAGGGCGACAAAGGATTAAAGCAATACGAGGTTATCAAATCCGGCATGGGCGCACGTCCGGAGGGGCTTATTCTCTCTTGCACGACGTCCGGCTATGTAAACGACTCAATATATGACGAGCTCATAAAGCGCTCGACGCGCTTCCTTCTCGGGGACAGCAAAGAAAAAAAGCTGCTCCCGTTTCTTTACATGATCGACGACGTCGATAAATGGAACGATATAAATGAGCTCCGAAAATCAAATCCAAATCTCGGCGTTTCGGTCTCTGTTGATTATATGCTGGAAGAAATAGCCGTCGCCGAGAGCAGCTTATCAAAGAAAAAAGAATTCATCGTCAAATATGCGAATATAAAGCAAAGCTCGTCCCTCGCGCTATTCCCGGAGAAAGACGTCGCCAGGGCCTCGGGCGCTCCGCTCGATATTGAAGCCTTCCGGAGCTCTTATGCAGTCGCGGGGCTCGACTTGTCGCAAACGCGAGATCTCACCGCGGCGACGCTGGTTATCGAACGCGACGGCGAGCTATATGTTTTCGCGCATTTTTGGCTCCCGGCCGAGAAGATCGCGGAGGCGACGGAGCGGGATAACGTCCCGTATGATATTTATATCCAGCGCGGATTTTTATCGCCTTCCGGCGAGAATTTCGTCGACTATCATGACGCTTATAAATGGTTTGTGGATCTCGTCGAAAAATACGAGATTTATCCGCTTAAAATTGGTTACGATAGATATTCGTCGCAGTATCTATGCGGCCCGAACGGCGAGCTCCCGAAATACGGCTTTCATTGTGACGACGTTTACCAGGGCGATAACTTATATCAAAATATCCTGGAATTAGGGGGTCTATTTGCCGACGGAAAAATCCATATCGGCGATAATGATCTCTTAAAAATTCATCTGCTCAATGCTGCCGTCAAAATGTCCGTCGAACGCGGACGCGGGAAGCTCGTCAAAATAAGCCCGTCGGCGCATATCGACGGGACCGCGGCGCTACTCGACGCGCTCGCCGTCCGGTCAAAATGGTACGGCGAAATAGGGCAGCAGCTCAAAAATTGAGGTGGTTTATTTGGGACTCTTTGAAAAGATTTTCAAAAAGGCGCCGGCGCCGAAGGGCGAATATAACGGCGCGTTTCAAATGCTCGACGGCTACAAGCCGAATTTTTCTTCCTGGAACGGCTCTCCGTATGAGAGCGAATTGATCCGGGCCGCGATAAACGTCCGCGCGACGCATATCTCAAAGCTAAAAGTTGAAACGCGCGGCGCCGCTCGTCCGGCGCTGCAAAATAAGCTCCGGCATGGTCCGAATGAATTCCAAACGTGGAGTCAATTCCTATATCGCGCGTCGACGCTGCTCGACGTCTTTAATACGCTTTTTATAACGCCGGTTTTCGATCAGTACGGCGAGCCGAGCGGGATATATACGCCGCTCCCGCGGAATTGTTCAATCGTCGAATATAACGGCGTCCCGTATTTGCGATACGAATTCGCAAATCACAAGCGAGCGGCGATCGAGCTCGATTTCTGCGGGGTTATGACGCGCTTTCAATTCCGGAGCGATTTTTTCGGAGAAAGTAACGAAGCGCTTCTTCCGACGCTGGATCTTATCAAAATCCAAAATCAAGGAATAGAAGAAGGCGTCAAATCGGCCGCGACTTATCGTTTCGCCGCGACTTTGAATAATTTCTCGAAGCCCGAGGATCTCGCCGCGGAGCGCAAGCGCTTTACGGAGGAAAATTTCTCGAAGGACGCCCAGGGCGGCGGATTGCTGCTCTTTCCGAATACTTATACAAACGTCCAGCAGATAAAGGCGTCACCGTTTACCGCGGACGCGGAGCAGATGAAAGCAATTCGCGCCGAGGTCTACGAATATTTCAACGTAAACGAAGATATTCTCACCGGCGCCGCTTACGGCGATAAATGGGCCGCGTTTTATGAGACGGCCGTCGAGCCGTTCGCGATACAGTTCTCCGAGGTCATGACGAAAATGTTATTCTCTTTCCGGGAACAGAGCGAAGGAAATATCGTCATGGCGACGAGTAACCGTTTGCAATACATGAGTAATAAAGACAAGCTCGACGTTTCGTCGCAGCTTCTCGACCGCGGAATAATGTCTCTCAATGACGTCCGCGAGATATGGCAGCTTCCGCCGGTGGAGGGTGGCGACGTCCGGATCATGCGCGGCGAGTATTACAACGCCGAACAAAAAGTTGAAGGGAATGACGACAACAATGAATAAGACAATCGAAGATAAACTCAATGAGGGCCGCTCATATCGAAATATCGACGTTTCCTCTTTCGAGAGACGCGCCGAGAATGACGAGAAGATTGTCGCCGGCTATGCGACGGTTTTCGACGAGCCTTACGAGCTTTACTCCGCCGGCGGATATACGCTTATAGAGCAGATCGACAAACACGCATTTGACGATTGCGACATGAGCGATACGATAATGCAGTACGATCACGTCGGCCGCGTTTTCGCTCGCGTTTCGAACGATACGCTCCGCCTCGCTATCGATAATACGGGACTCCATATCGAAGCCCGTCTCGACGGGACGGAGATCGGCCGGCAGCTCTACGACGAAATAGCCGGCGGATATACGAACAAAATGTCGTTCGGATTTCGCGTCGACGAGGACAAGCGCGAAATAACAGAGGATAAGACGACCGGGGCCGTTACCGTTTTGAGGACGGTTACGAAGGTCTCGCGTCTTTATGACGTTTCGGCCGTTTCCATACCGGCAAACGACGCGACGTCTATTAGCGCTCGGAGCTACGGCGAGGGAGTAATCGCCGAGGTCCGCGAGGAGATCGAAAAGCGCGAAAAGCAGAAAAAGAAAATCAAGATTTTAACGGAGGTTTGAAACATGGATTTCACTAACGTCAGTACGGACGAGCTCATAGAGCGCCGCTCCGCAATCGCCGCCGAGGTCGATAACGCCGACGCGGATCTCGACGCTCTCGATAAAGAGGTCCGCGAGATCAACGTCGAGCTCGAAAAGCGCAAGGCCGAGGCCGAAAAGAGAAACAATATCCGCGACGAGGTCGCCAGGGGCGCCGGCGTCGTCATAGAGAAAATCGAAAGCGAGGAAAGAAAAATGCCCGATAATATCGAAAAGAGAAATTCCGCGGAGTATGTGAACGCCTTCGCGACTTACGTCAAAACCGGCGACGAGCGCGAGGTCCGCTCGCTGCTCACCGAAAACGTCTCCGGCGACATTCCCGTTCCGGAATTCGTCGAGAATTTCATCGCGACGGCCTGGGATAACGACGCCATTCTGTCCCGCGTCCGTCGCACGTTCCGCAAGGGCAACGTAAAGGTCCCGTTCGAGCGCTCCGCCGACGACGCCGTCGTTCATACCGAAGGAACGTCCGCGATCAGCGAAGAAAATCTCTCGATCGGGATCGTCGAGCTCGTCGCGAAGAACGTCAAGAAATTCAAGGACGTCTCGGACGAGGTCCTCGATCTGTCCGGCTCCGAGCTGCTCGATTTCGTATATGACGAGATAGGCTATCGCGTTATAAAGAAGCTCGCGGCTCTTTGCGTCGCCGATATCGCCGGCGCGTCGACGTCTCATTCCAGCTCCGCGATCGGAATTCCGAAGCTCACGCTCGCGCCTTCCGTCAATCTCGTCGAGACGGCCGCGGCCAATCTCTCCGACGAAGCCTCTAATCTCGTCGTTATCATGAATAGGCTCACCGAGGTCAATTTCCTCGCCGCTCGCGCTCTCGGCAATTTCGCGATCGATCCGTTCGCCGGCCTTCCCAGGCTCTACACGTCCGCGCTTCCCGCGTATGATACCGCGGACGCTAACGCCGTTTATGCTATCGTCGGCGATCTCTCCGGCCTTACCGTTAACTATCCGGCCGGCGACGATATCAAGTACGTTTTCGACGCCGCGACTCTCGCGACGAGCGATCTCGTCCGCATTACCGGACGTCAGTTCGCCGCGCATGGCGTCACCGCTCCGGGCCGCTTCTGCAATATCGCGAAGCCGGCCGCGGCCTCTACTTGATAGCAAGCTCAATAAAAGCGGGAGGCCCGAAACGGCCTCCCGCATATTTTCGGAAGGAGCTTAAAAACACATGATAAGAACGCTCAAACGCCTCGTCGCGCTTGACGGGGG